ATAGCAGTTCAATTATTGCAAGACCCAGCAGCATTACTTCAAGAAATATTTACTAACCCAGCAGCAGCCTTGGCTGCGCTTGGTTCTGTAGGGGCGGACATGACAGAAGAAGAGCGAGAAGAATCTGAAAAGGTTATTGTCGCAGCAGTCATAGCAGGAAATATTGCAACCCAAGCAGCAGCAACCGCTGGTGCTGTATCCGCTTATAGGAGGAAACCATGAAGCGCTGGTTCTCAGATATCTTTAATCAACTATGGACATTACTAGGCATGTTTATTGCATGGGTAGTACTAGAAGGTTCCGCAAAAACAGTAGTTGGTTATGCAATTGTTTTATCCCTAGTTATATGGGGTATTACTTTTAATCTACGAAACCCAAAGGATGAAGAATGACCTCTTTAAAAAATGTATTAATGCGTATTGTTGCAGTCTTTGCAGCAAGCGGTCTATCTGTAATTGGTGCTGGCGCAATTGCTGGTGTTGATACTATTACAGCAATAGCCGTTGCTGGTCTTACTGCAGTAGCAGCAGTAGTTGAGAAGTTAGCCCGTGCATTTATGGATGATGGCAAACTATCTCTTGATGAAATTAACGCAGCCTTCTCAACAGTAGACAAGGGTGCTAAAACAGTAGCAGACGTAGAGGTAGAAAACCGTCAGGCTACTGATAAGTCAAGCAAGATTGACCCTAACTACAACTAATGGCAAAGGGAACAGTTGCAGCAATCATTGACATTGCTAAAAAAGAAGTAGGAACTATCGAAGGTCCTAAAGATAATCAAACTAAGTATGGTGCCTTTACTAAAGCAAACTTCCTACCTTGGTGTGGCTCATTCATTATGTGGTGTGCTAATCAAGCAGGGGTTAAAGTACCTAACTGTGTATCAACAGTTGCAGGTGCAACCGCTTTTAAGAAGATGAATACTTGGACCGATGCTAAAGATGCTAAACCTTTACCTGGTGATATAGCATTCTTTGATTTCCCTGGAGATAATGTAGACCGCATTTCCCATGTTGGCATTGTAGTTGAAAACAATAATGACGGAACTGTAGTTTGTATTGAGGGTAATACTGCTGGTAATCCTAAAGGAGACCAGCGTAATGGTGGTGAGGTAGCAATTAAAACTCGTGGTTATACCAAAAACAAAAAGAAAGTTATGGTATCTATCGTAGGTTTTGGTCGCCCTAACTACAAAGGTAATGAAGTTAATGCTAAAGTACCAGTATCAAACACTCCAGAATTTCCAGGAACAATTAAACCTGGAGATAGAAGCAATGGTGTAAAGGTAGTTCAACAAGCCCTTGCTTTAGAAGCCGATGGAATCTATGGTCCAAAGACCAAAGCGTCTGTCATTAAGTTCCAAGATAATCATGGCAATATTGATTCCAACGGAATCATTGGTCCAAAAACTTGGGCTGAATTAGTTAAGTTCCTTTAAGGAGAACACATGTTCGATAAAGAAAAAGCAAAACAAATTGGAATGTCCTACCTACGTGCAGCAGCAGCATCCGCAGTAGCGCTATACACAGCGGGTCAACGTGACCCAAAGGTATTGTCTGCAGCATTTATTGCTGGCCTAGTAGGGCCTATTATGAAGGCTTTAGACAAGTCTGCCCCAGAATTTGGGCGTACTAAGTAGTTATTAGATACCCTTAATCGGCCTTTAAAGGCCCTTTATAGACACAAAGAACCCCCGCCTTAGTAGAAATACTAGGAGCGGGGGTCTTTTTTTGTTTTCTAAGCAGTTCCCCTCTACTTAGACAACTCCAGTTATGTACTCTTTAAACAAGGTTAAAGGTACTCGCCAACCATTAATGTAATTATCATAGTACTCATCATTCATATAATCTTCTGGCTTAATATAACCATAGACCTCTACTGAAGAATAGTATTCTGTATCTAAACACTTAGCCCCAACAATAATTCTTCCCTTGTCTTTCTCCCAAAATGGAATACTTGTTTGAGTTCTAACAGACCTAACCTCTATATTATTTCCAACATCTGACAAAGGATGACGTCTAGTATGTAATCCATTTGGATACCAAGGTGTATTCCAGGCTAGGTTATATTGTTTTGCAACCGCCCACTCACATACATTAGCCCTTATGTTTGCATTAATCTCTGGCTCTAACTTACCATCTGCTTTACCCTGTGCATAGTTAGGTCTATCTGTTGAACCAAACTTAGTAAGCCATCGTTCTACTGCTAGTAGAGTGCATACTCTAACTTCTTCTTGGCTGAGATTAACTATCATATTATATGTTTTTAAATATAGATTCGGGAACAACTGTCTTACCAACTATCCCACGTTTACTTCTATATTTATCCCTCTCATCTTTAGTAGTTCCTGCCCATACTCCATGCACTAGATTTTCTATTGCATACTCAAAACATTCAACTCGTACTGAGCAAGTGTTACACATTTTCTTAATAAAATCAAGGTTAGTATAGTTGCCTTTCTCTTCAGTAAAGAATATTTCTACATCAATACCAGCACATGCTGGCGTATCACTAAATCTCATTATCCTCCTGTTGAGTAGAAGCCACTTCCTTTAAAGTGTACTGGTATGGAGGACCATATACGAATCATAATACTTCCGCAAGAGGTACAAGTAGGCGGATTGGAATCATTTGTTTCTATTACTTTAACACAACTCTTGCATTCAAAATCATAGTACGGCACTAATCGCAGTCCATCCCTATGTTGTCTATAGGTGTAGGTAAAGTAACAAGTGAACCACAGTTAACACATTCGCCATCTAAAAAGTAGAAGGCTATCTCCCCAGCCTCAAAGGCTGCTATGACTGTGAATAGTTCTGAACCACATACACATACATCACCTATAGGATTACCACGCAGGTCCATAGAATTACTATAATCCTTTTGGAATAAATCTTTTATTTCTCTAGGCTCTTGTGTCATCTTCTTCTTCATCTTCGTTTTTATCTACCAGATTATCTGTATCATTAAAGGTACGCCAGCCACCCAAGATTCTAATCAAAGAATTAATTGCACGTGTAACTCGCATCCGTGCACCGTCAGCAGATGTGTTTAATTCTTTGGCTAACTCATTCCACTCATAGTTATCCGTTGTAAATCTTAGTCTTAAAATATTTTGTTTAGCCTCTGCTAACTTGTTGAATGCCTTTTCTATATCTGACCTAAGAACTAGCCAGTTGTTTCCATCTGTGACTTCTCCTGATTTACCAAACTTAAAGTTAAGGTCTAATATTTTACTAGGTATCTCATAAGTATCTGCCAAAATAGATGGGAGAAATGCTTCAATAACTGATGGGTCGTAGTAGTAAAGGTCAACCATATCGTAACCAAACTTACGAGCCTTTTCCTGCTCACAATATTTTAGGGCAGCATTACGCAATGACTTTGCAATTAGTTTTTCTTTATCTTTAGGTGGTAACTTGGACCACTCTGTATATTTATTTGGATGGGTAACAAACCACATCCATAGAATCTGTTTTATATCTGCAGTTTCAACTATAGAATATTTTCTGGAGTACTCTTGAGCAAGCGAGGATACAAGTAAATCATACTCTTGTACCCACGCCTCATTCATAAATTAATCTGTGCCTTCCCACTGTCCTCTTTGTACCAATAGTCCTATTATAGCATAGTTAGCCAGGTCTATAAGTGTATCCTCAACAGATTCAAAATTGGGCGTGGCGTCCTTATCCGCCAGGTTATTCAGTCTAGCCAGTTTGTCATACATCCTCACACGCAGCCCATTCATAGCACCGCCAGGGGCAAGGGCTATATTTAATGGACCATAATCTTCTTGTTTCTTCATCATAATACTACGCAGTTCATTGAGTATTACATCAACATCATTTGGATTCTTCATCTAATATCTCCTTCATACTGGTATCAAACTGTTCCATTGCTGACACTATCTGAATCTCATCTGTAAATTGCTTGCCCTCGCCTATGCTGCTGGCATATATAACTGTAGCCAGTAGGGTAAGCATACGCATAGCACTATCTGGTTCTTCTTTTATAACTAAATATATATCTCGTAATGCATTTAATATATCTAGCCCTTGACCA